TTGATAAGCACAATACGGTATTTGTGTTTGACAACGAGCCTCGCAATCGCGAGAATATAAAGAAACTAAGAAAGCTCGTAGCTGAGGGGTATTCTGTTTGTGTCTGGCCGAGCCAGATTGAGCAGAAAGATGTAAATGATATGGTGATGGCTGGCATCGACGTGAAGAAGATCATTGATCTAAATACGGAACGTGGTCTGAGTGCGGAGCTGGCAATAAATGATTGGAGTAGATAATGAGAGCTGAGTATGTGGATCACATGGGATCTGATCTAACCGTTGTAAATGCTGCCCGGGTTTCGTTCGATAAACACGCTACGGAGTTCTCTGCCAGAGACGAAAAGCTCATCAAATACTTAGCTTCGCATAATCACTTCACTCCCTTCACGCACCCGCAAATCACCGTGCGTGAGACTGTGCCGATCTTCGTTGCGCGTCAGCGTTTCAAGCACACGGTTGGATTCACCTACAACGAGGTGTCTCGGAGATACGTTTCCGATGATCCTGAGTTCTTCATTCCCGAGGAGTGGCGAGCTTCTGCTGAAAATGTCAAGCAGGGATCATCAAGTGATGCCGTAGAGGAGCCGTGGTTGACTGAAGCTGTTGAAGCACATCACGAAATGTCATTATCCCTATATAAGAAACTCATGGAATCGGGAGTCTGTAATGAGCAAGCTCGTATGGTTCTTCCACAGTCCATGTATACCTCATATTATGTGACAGGATCATTATCTGCGTGGGCTCGCGCATATATACTCCGCGCTGAAAAAACAGCACAGAAAGAAATCCAAGAGCTTGCTCATATATGGGCGAGCATTCTTGTCCCCCTATTCCCAGCAAGCTGGGCTGCCCTTACGGAAGGAAAGTAAATGTCAGTCGATCTACCTACGCTCTACCAGTCTTACATTCACCTTTCACGATACTCTCGATGGCTCCCCGAAAAGAACCGTCGTGAAACTTGGGAGGAAACGGTAAAGCGTTATTTCGACTTCTTTGAATGGCATCTAGCTGAGAATACCACAGGAAAACTATCAGCGCAGACACGCAATGAGCTAGAACAAGCTGTATTGAATCTTGAGGTGATGCCTTCTATGCGTTGTCTGATGACAGCAGGTGACGCATTGGCTCGTGAAAATATCGCAGGTTATAACTGCTCGTATGTGGCTATCGACAATCTTCGTGCGTTCGACGAAGTGTTGTATATTCTGATGAACGGCACAGGTGTTGGCTTCTCGGTTGAGGAGCATTATGTTCAACAGTTAGGTATTGTGAATGATGAGTTCAATCAAACCGATACCGTTATTGTTGTTCCCGATTCCAAGTTAGGATGGGCAAAGGCTCTTCGCGAGCTTCTTGCCATGCTCTATGCTGGGCAAGTTCCTCGATGGGATCTGTCTCGCCTGCGACCCGCTGGCGCGCCATTGAAGACATTTGGCGGCCGCGCATCTGGACCCGAGCCACTGGACACGCTTTTTAGGTTTTGCGTGAACACGCTAAAAGGTGCGGCTGGTCGCAGGTTAACTTCGCTCGAATGTCACGACATTGTTTGTAAGATCGCAGAGTCGATCGTTGTCGGTGGTGTTCGTCGGTCTGCCTTGATCTCTCTGTCTAATCTTTCTGATGAAAGAATGCGACATGCAAAGACTGGGCAGTGGTGGGATACAGAAGGGCAGCGAGCGTTGGCTAACAACTCTGCTGTATATAATGAGAAGCCTGAGATGGGTATCTTCATGCAGGAGTGGTTGTCTCTCTACGAATCAAAGTCGGGAGAACGTGGTATATTCTCGCGTGCTGCTTCTATCAAGCAATCATTGAAGAATGGTAGACGAGATGCTGAGTGGGAGTTTGGAACAAATCCTTGCTCCGAAATTATTCTTCGCCCTCGCGAGTTCTGTAATCTGAGTGAAGTTGTGGTTCGCGCAGATGATACTGAAGAGTCGCTGAAGCGAAAGGTTCGTCTTGCTACCATTCTCGGAACAATGCAATCAACGCTGACCAACTTCCGCTTCATTAGTGCAGCATGGAAGAAGAACTGCGAAGAGGAACGATTGCTTGGTGTCTCGATGACAGGCATCATGGATTGCAATCTTACTAACGGTAAGAAGGTTGGATTGGCGAATCGCCTTGAAGAGCTTCGCAATGAAGCAATCAAAACAAATGAAGAGTGGGCAAAGAACTTCGGTGTCAACCAGTCTGCTGCGATTACTTGCGTCAAGCCTTCGGGAACCGTATCGCAGCTCGTGGATGCAGCGAGTGGTATTCATGCACGTCACAGCGAATACTATATTCGTACCATTCGAGCAGATAAGAAAGATCCGCTTGCGCGTATGATGGTAGAGAAAGGATTTCCGGTTGAGGATGATGTGATGCAGCCGGACCATAACTATGTTTTCTCGTTTCCCATCAAGTGCCCGAAGAACGCAATCTTTCGAGAGGATCTGACTGCTATCGAGCAGCTTGAGTTGTGGCTGACATATCAACGACATTGGTGCGAACACAAGCCTTCTGTTACGATCTCCGTCAAAGAACACGAATGGTTTGAAGTTGGAGCGTGGGTATACAAGCACTTTGATGAGATGAGTGGTGTATCATTCCTGCCATTCGTTGGGCACATTTATCAACAGGCTCCGTATCAAGATTGCGATAAGGAACAATATGAAAAAGTTTTGAAGCAGATGCCACAGAATGTAGACTGGGCCGATCTCGCCGAGTATGAAGTATCTGATCAAACCACAGGCAGCCAAGAGCTTGCGTGTGCAGCGGGAGGATGCGAAATATAATGGATGAATTGGATATTGACTGGGATGACATTGACCCAAGAATATGTCGAGCGTGCGAAGCGGAATTCATCGTTATTTTAGCCGATGATCTTTTGGAAGCGGATCATGCGTTTTGCCCGTTCTGCTCAGAGCCAATGATGGATTAGCCAATGTTAGTTGTAGGCATTGACTATTCTCTGACATCTCCTGCGATCTGTCTATATAATACAGACCATGAGTTCAAGTTTAGTAATACAAAGTGTCATTTTCTCGCAAGTAAGAAAATGCACGAAGCCTACGACGATGGCGTAATCATATCTGAAAACTACCCGAAACTCTGGACAACGGATGAGGGGAGATATAGTTCGATCGCATATTGGGCAGAACAGGTGATATTCAATGCGTTGGGTCTATCTTCAAACAATGAAATTTCTATCTTCATTGAAGGTTATGCTTTCGGTGCTTCTGGTAAAGTATTCCACATTGCTGAGAACACTGCCATACTGAAACATAAGCTATATAATGCTGGAGTCAGTTATGAAACTGTTGCTCCAACTGCGGTGAAGAAATTTGCAACAGGTAAAGGCAATGCCAATAAAGAGGCAATGTATGAAGCATTTGTTGAAGAGACAGGAGAGGACTTGATGATGAAGCTATCCCCAAAAGCAGATAAAGTAAACTCTCCGGTATCTGACATTGTGGATGCTTACTATATCTGTAAGTATGGAGTAGCATCCCTTCGGGATGCGTAGCGTAGCTACTACCTTATTACTATATCTACTTTGGTTTCGGCCGACTACATCTCTATATATAAGACAAAGACACAAAAAACACTTGCCAATTTCATAGGCAATCAAAATGGCAAGCATACCATTTTTGACTTATTTCAAAATGATTGTTGACATGCTCCGATTGGGAGCTATAATATGGAACATGATGAAGAACAGAAATTTCAAATGCGTTATTGAATGGCAGCTCAACTCAGCCGAAGGTGAGCTTGAACAGGCAAATCAAAGTCTTTTTTGGGCAGAAGAAAATGCTGAAAAGAGAAAGGTAGAAAAGGCTGATGACGTGAATGTCATCGCTGGTATCAATCGTGTGAACTCAGCACAAGTTCGCCTTCAGCGAGCAAAAGAGTTAATGGCGGAGCATAAATGTGAAACGCACGCCATTTGCGCCATTTTGAATAAAAGTAAAAATGGTAGTTAGTTTTTCTGTGTAGTTTGACTACATAGTAATAAGAACAGAGCGGACGGTGCGACGGCGCCCCTTTGTTCTTTATGTAAATCTGTCGTATTTGAAAGGTAATATACTATGGCATTTCGTTCTACTTCTACCAACCGCAAGGTCGTTGACTATCTCGCTTCGGGGAAGACCCTGACCGCTGCACAGGCAAAGGCGCGCTTCGGCGTCGCCAACCTCCGCGCAACGATCTCCGACATTCGATCGGTTGTCGAGGCTTACGGCAATCACGAGATTTTCTCGGAGACGACCGCTACGGGCAAGACTGCCTATGGAATGCGATCGTTCAACTAATCCTAGTTGATAATGCTATATTAGAAACTTCGGAGCGTCCATCCGAGTCGGGTCTAATATAGTTTCGAGTCAGGGGGCTGCGGTCTGATCAGCCGTGGTCCCCTGACTCATATGGAGGGCACGATGAGCTTTGAGCTTAGTATCAAGAATGACCAAGAAGACAAGACACTTG